CAAAAAAGGCGCAGATCTTAAACGTTGGTTTAAGGAAGAATGGAAGGACGTTAAAACCGGAAAACCGTGTGGTCGGAAAAAAGGCGATAAAAGGGGTACACCCTATTGTCGACCGACAAAACGAGTTTCCAGTAAAACGCCAAAAACCTCTGGCGAAATGTCGTCTGAGGAAAAAAGAAAGAAGGTCGCAGAAAAAAAGCGGTTGGGTCAGCCAGCCGGTAAGCCGAGAAGGGTTAAACCCTTGAAACGGAAGAAGTAAATGGCTATCAGTAGATCAGATATGAGGCGTCAAATTATGAACGGACGTAGACCCAATCGAAGAATGGTAAGACGGTACCAGAGCGGCGGGATGACGCGTGAAAACAACATGCAGCGTGAGCGCATGATGGATCAAGGTATGCGTAGAGAAGCTCAACAAAACATGCAGAAGGTTAACCCTGAGCAAGAGCTTATCAAACAGATGTTGATGGAGGAGATCCAACGTCAACGTCAAGGCTATACGAATGACGTGCCATCACCCAGAGAAATTCGTGAAATGAAGCGCATAGAAGCCGAAGGTGAGATGGATCGAAAAATGCTTGAGGCGGCAAAGCGTTACAGGCGAGCCAGAGGACAACAAAGTCCCCAACAAGCCCCACCCCCTCAACAACGCAACTACCGTATGGGTGGAATGGCTAGACCGATGCCAACACAAGGTCGAGGGTATAAAATGGGTGGCATGACTAAGCCAACCATGAGCCAAGCACAAAAGATGCGTTTGGCTAGAGCATTAATGGCTCGTAAAGGTCGATAATAGATGGCTACTAGCGGGACGACTGACTTTAACCCCGATTTCACCGAGATCGCGGAAGAGGCGTGGGAGAGAGCTGGACGTGAAATGCGCTCTGGCTACGATCTTCGCACCGCTCGTCGTTCCATGAATTTGCTAACCATTGAGTGGCAAAATCGTGGCATCAATATGTGGACTATTGACACTGGAACGGTGTCTTTAACATCTGGTACGTCAGAGTACACATTACCTAGCGATACTATAGATGTAATGGATTGCGTTATTAGGACAGGTAGTGGCTCTACTCAGTCAGACTTAAACATGACTCGTATTAGCGCTTCAACCTACTCCACATTGACCAACAAAAATCTCACTGGTCGACCCATTCAGTTTTGGATGCAAAGGTTACGAGACGCACCTAAAATTACTGTATGGCCTGTACCAAATGATGGTTCCTACACACTCGTTTATTGGCGACTTCGTAGGATAGAGGACGCCGGTTCTGGTGTTCAAACCGCAGACGCAAACTTTAGGTTTTTACCCGCTTTGGTTTCAGGGCTAGCCTATTATGTGTCTATGAAAGACCCCGATTTAGCAGCACGTACCCCTATGCTACAAGCCGAATACGAAAGACAATTCCAACTGGCCGCAGAGCAAGATCGCGAAAAAGCAACTTTTAGGATTGTTCCGGGGATGAGAGGTCGTGTCTAACCTTTACGCCTCCAATAAAAGAGCCCTTGGCATCTGCGATAGATGTGGTTTTCAATACAAATTGAAAGAGCTTAAAAGTGAGGTTGTAAAACATACTAAAAACAACCTATTAGTATGTAAAGATTGCTTTGATCCACCACATCCTCAAGACTTTTTAGGCGAAAAGCCTATTTACGATCCCCAGTCATTGCGTAATCCAAGACCTGATTCTGGGGAATACGCTAAATTGCGAAGACAGACAACACCTATTAATTCTTTAACAGGTACAACTTTCTTAGGACAAATAGTAGTACAAACCAATTAAGGAGATTTGTATGAAAAATCAAGGTAAACTGCCCATGGTGGAAAAGGGTGGAAAAAAAGTACCTTTTTATGCCGCAGACGGTAAGGGGAAAATGAAATCCGGAGGCAAGGTCAAAAAGATGAAGTCTGGGGGAAGCACTTCTTGTGGTGGTAAAGCTAAAGGCTATAAGTCTGGCGGCGGGATTAAAATGCGCGGAGTTGGATGCGCTAAACGCGGAACTAAAATGCGCGGACCAATAGCCTAAATTTGTAGGTATAGAAGATGAATTACTCTGAACTTACAACAACGATTGAAGAAACCACTGAGAACTCTTATGAGGCGTCTCAGCTGGCTACATTTGTTCAACAGGCAGAGCAATTCATCTTTAATACCGTTCAAATCCCAGATTTGAGAAAGAATCAAACAGGTAATGTTACTTCAAGTAACCCATATTTAACTGTTCCCGCTGATTACTTGTACACTTACAGTTTAGCGGTACTTGACGGTAGTGGGAGTTATACGCTTCTTCTAAATAAAGACGTAAACTTTATAAGAGAAGCCTACCCATTACCATCTTCTACAGGATTACCAAAGCATTACGCTCAGTTTGATAAAGATTCTTTTATTTTGGGTCCGACCCCAGATTCAAATTATACCGTAGAACTCCATTATGGGTATTATCCGGAATCTATTGTTACCGCAGGTAACAGTTGGCTGGGAGATAATTTTGAAATCGCCCTGCTAAACGCATCTCTATACGAAGCTGCTCGGTTTATGAAGGCAGACCCGGATATTATGCAAACCTACAAAAATATGAGAGATGAGGCCATCTTACTATTAAAAGGTTTGGGGGATGGTAAACTAAGACAAGACACTTATAGATCAGGTCAAGTGACCTCTAAAATACCGTAAGGGGTAAATTATGGCTATTACACAAGCCCTTTGCACTTCATTTAAGTCTGAGATTCTTGGTGGAACTCACGATTTGGATACAGATGTCCTAAAAATCGCTCTCTATACGAGTGCGGCGACTCTTAATGCTACGACTACTACATACTCTACAACAAACGAAGTTTCCGGTACGGGTTATACGGCAGGTGGTGAAACACTGAGTGGGGCTAGCATCACGTCTAGCGGTACCACAGCTTTTGTTGATTTTTCTGATGTAACATGGGCATCCTCGACGATTATGGCGAGAGGGGCTTTGATCTATAACTCATCGAAGTCGAACAAAGCAGTAGCTGTATTAAATTTTGGATCGGACAAGTCTTCCTCTAATGGAAACTTTGTAATTAGTTTTCCAACAGCGGACGCTTCCAATGCGATTATTCGCATTGCATAAGGGGATAAAATATGGCCCTTGTGCTTGCCGACAGGGTTAAAGAGACCACGACAACTACGACGGGCACAGTGACCGCCGTTGGTGCGACATCTACAAGTCTTACAGGTGTATCCACCACAGGTGCCGTTGGTGATCTTATTGTAAATACCCGATTTATTGTAAGAATCACAGGTGTATCTGCTACAGGTTCTGTTGGAAATCTACTTTTATGGTCATCTGTTAACGATGTACAAACTCCAAACTCCAAACTACTCCAATCTTGACTCAGATCAAGATGGTAACTGGACCTCTGTTGTGGATACCCAAATAACAGCGTATTCTAATGTCAACTCAAATCCAACATCTTCTTGGAATGCTGTAGATTCTAGTCAGTCTCCAAATTATGATGAAATTGCAGCGTAAAGGTTAAAAAATTATGGCTAGCTCTTATACAACCAACCTTGCTATCGAAAAACCGGCGGCTGGGGATAAAACTGGAACTTGGGGTACAACGGTCAATATCAATTCTGACATTATTGACCAAGCTATAAATGGCGTAGTTAGTCTAATTCTAACTGCAACAGGGTCAACTTCGACTCCAAATGATATTGATATTACTGAAGGGTCTATATCAGATGGTCGTAATCAGTTTATAGAATTGACAGATACTGCGGACTTAGGCGGTACTGTCTACTTGAGACTTACCCCTAACAACGCTGAAAAAATATGTTATCTCCGAAACAGCTTATCGGCTAGCAGAAACGTTGTTGTTTTTCAAGGAACTTACAACGCCAGTAACGCCTATACGCTAACTAACGGAAAAGATGTCGTTTTAAAATTTAACGGCGGTGGGGCAAGTGCGACGGTGGAAGCGGTCTTTCAAGACGTAATTGTTGAAGGAATAAGCACCACAACGCTCAGTTTAAACGGTACGGCTATCACAGCCACGGGTACAGAGATTAATTACGTGGATGGGGTGACATCTAATGTACAAACCCAATTAGATGCTAAGGCTTCCGCTGCTAACCCGACTTTTACAGGCACTTCTACAATACCAACCGCAGCTATAACCACTCTTAATTTGGGTGGTACGGATGTTACTGCTACGGCAGCGGAGCTAAACTATGTAGATGGCGTTACTTCCGCGATTCAGACCCAACTAGACGCTAAAGCGCCGATAGCTAGCCCCACATTTACTGGAACTATCACTGTACCTCTAGCTGTATTTAACGGGTCTATTGAAGAACAAGTGTTTAATATGGATTCGGATGGCGGAACGAATGCCATTGATCCTGCTAACGGAACTATTCAATATAAATCTATCTCAGGTGCTACTACATTAACGGAAGTTCTAACAGATGGCGAATATGTTACTTTGATGCTTCAAAATACTGCTGGCGACACGGTTACTTGGCCTGCAACATCGTGGGTTGGCGGGTCTCCTCCAACATTAGAGACAACAGGTTACAACGTAATAGCTTTGTGGAAAGTAGCAAATACGCTTTACGGAGCATTTGCCGGTGCTGCTTAATACTCTGCTAAGGGGTGTGGGAGGGGGCGTAGAGCCTTCTGTTTTTGTAGACTCAGGAACTACGCAGTCTACTGGCAATACTACTACGTACTCTGTAAGTGTTTCTTGTAACTACACAGCAGGGGACTACTTAATTGCTTTTATTCTTGCCCACAACGCTACCAATGTTGGCACGATTGAGTATTTTTCTATTAGTAACTTAGCTATAAACGGAACAATCCCAACGAGCAACGACTTGGAGGCAGCAGGCGGAAGAACCGACATATATGGATTAGCTTTTGCAGCCGAGGCTTCATCCTCTGGATCTACGGTTACTGTAGATTTTGAATACGCAGTTGCAGTAGAACAAGTGGTAGTACACGTAGTTTCTGTTACCCCTAGTCAAGACGTTATATACGACACTTCTAGACAGTTTATAAGCACTACGTTTCCTAACAGTGAAGCACTAACGATTATACCAGAGGAAACTATTGCTGTAGGGATGGCCTTCTTTACTGACACAGGAACCTCTACTTTTTCTGTAACAGCAGACCAAGGTACTCCTACAATTAGAGAATCTGTAACTAACACATCAGACGACATAGCCACTAGAGTATTTACAGTAGATCCTAACGAGATAACTACAGGAACTAGCGTAACGTTTACTTATGATTCTACGTCAACACCTTCAGGTAGCAGAGCAGGTATGCTTCTGTTTTCAGTTTAAAGGGTTATATTTATGTACGTTAAAGTAACAAATGAAGTAGCCACAAAATACTCCCTTCAGAGCCTTAAAAGGGATAACCCTAACACTTCTTTTCCAAAAGACCCTTCAGACGTCCTCCTTGCGTTATATGATATGTACCCTTTAGTTGAGGGCTCAATACCGACCACGGACATTGTAGAAACAGGGCCGATAGAGTTAATTGATGGGGTCTGGACGCAGACGTATACCGGGCGAGACTACACCCCAGAAGAAAAGCGACCACAGATGATTGTAACCATGCGACAGGCTCGCTTAGCTTTGCTTCAGCAGGGACTCCTTGCAAATGTAGAAACGGCTATCGCATCCATGTCAGAACCGGACAGATCACAAGTGTCAATCGAGTGGGAGTATGCCTCTACCGTTGAGCGTACATCGCCTTGGATATCCGCCATGGCTTCGGCGCTAGGGCTTACAGAAGAGCAAATGGACAATCTTTTCGTTATAGCGGAGACTTTGTAGCATGGAATACCTAACTTCTCTGTGGAATTCGTTAATTTCGGCGTCCAAAGCCTTTCTTTATGCGGCTTGGCGGGAAGTATTGCACTACGTGGTACACATTGGTGACGCCCTTAGCCAACTGATTAATGTGGTCGTTTTTTTCTCAGATAACCCCAACGAATCCGTCTCTGGGCGAGCTTGGAGATTGAGAACAAAATACCGTTTTTGGGGTATACTAAAAGTAGTTATTGACTTTGTCGCATCTCCTTTGGAGGAAGATCATTGTGAAATGTCGCATAAAGGGGACGTATCCCGTGCGGCTAAGCTGTTAAGGGAACAAGGAACCTGACCATGGACGAGCTAACACAACGTTTGGACCGATTTGAAAGACGACTTGATGATGTAGCTAAAACGTTGGAAACGTTAGCTCGTGTAGAGGAGCGTCAATTTATGCAAACTAAGACGCTGGATAGGATGTTCACCCAATTGACCGATCTTAACAATCGTGTGGATGATGTGGAAGACAAGGTTAAGACCAGCCCAATGGTCACGATATTATGGGGCGCTTTAGTAGTCGCTGGAGGCATTATTGGGTTCCTTATTAACCATATCCAATTACCATGATTAAAGTAATTGACCTAATTGCTGGCATTTTCAAAC